ATCTATGTGTATCATGGCAACGATTGGTTCGGTTCTCTGAATCTCTTTGGTGGTATGAAAAATTACGGGAATATCGACAACCTAATTCGATTCTCCAAAATTGATAAAACCAAAAAAGTCTATTCCCTTTGGATCGATCATCCAAAGTACAGCGAGATGCTCGAACCCCGTTTGAACGGTGAAATCCATCCCGACTGGCATAAGGTCGACTGGGAAAATCTCAAGTATATCGAAAACAATGCCATCACGGTCCGAGAAATCGAGATCGTAAATCGTGCTGTGGCAGGTGACAGTCATGCCATCTGCATGTATCGTCCAGGTTGGTTCGTCAACTCGGTTCCTTTCAAGACTTTACACGGTGCACTTAAAGAAGGTTTACAAACTTTCATTCAGCCTCATCATGAGATTGCTGAATTCTATTTTGGTAACATCGACGTACGCCATCACCTCTGTCGTCAGCCTGATCCTGAAGCGGCTACTCGAGATTTGGCGAATAGATACTATACACAACTGAGTCAGCTCGATCTTGCCAAGGTCTATGCATATGAGTTGCTTCCTATCGAAAACGAATCTCGTGTTTTACCAAAGACTGGTTACTATAAAGGTACTCCGTTCTATGGTTCATGGGAAGATCGCAACAGATGTCGTCTTATCTTCAAGGACGAGATGAGAAAGCTCTGTGCTCAAGGCAGTGTCAACTTTATCGAGTGGGTTGATCCACTTCTTAACGATAGAGGTGAGCTCGACTTTGAATGTATGGAAAAGCCAAAGTCTGTGCATCTCTCGCGCAATTCATATCCGCATTGGCAAGGTCGTAAATGGAGCGGCTTGTCAGAAAATAAACCTGCAACTCTTGAGGACTTTTTTACATAATGGCAAAAATTGAGTATAAATACAATGAAGGCGAATCACTCAAAGAAATTCAGTCTTATATCGATGCTACCTACGATCAGCATTATTCCCGAAATAAATTTCAAGCAACAGAATTCATCATTGATGCTGGTCATGGTACTGGTTTCAATATTGGGAATATGATGAAATACACGCAACGATACGGTCGCAAAGGCGATCCTGCCGAATGGCGGAAAGATCTTCTAAAGGTCATCCACTATGCAATTATGCAACTCCACGTCCATGACACTGAAAATAAGGATTAATTATGGGTATTGAAATTAATGTTCCAATGGAAGAGCTACGCAAGCGCAAGCTCTTTATTGCCGCACCAATGTATGGCGGCCAATGCGCAGGTATGTTTACACGTTCGATCGCAGATCTCTCGGCACTCTGCACACACTACGGAATCCAAGTCAGATTCTACTTCCTCTTCAACGAATCACTGATTACTCGAGCACGTAACTACTGCGCTGACGAGTTCATGCGTTCAGGTGATACTCACTTGATGTTCATCGACTCGGACATTGGATTCAATCCTAACGACGTGATCGCTCTGCTTGCACTGCAGAATCCAGATCATACTCAAGACAACTACGACATCATTGCTGGTCCATATCCAAAGAAGTGCATCAGTTGGGAAAAGATCAAGGTTGCTGTCGACAAGGGTATGGCTGACGAGAATCCTAACGAACTTGAAAAGTTTGTAGGCGACTACGTCTTCAATCCAACTGGCGATAAGGGTGAGATTCCACTCGGCGAACCAGTTGAAGTTCTCGAATCTGGTACTGGATTCATGATGATCCGCCGTAACACCTTCGAGAAATTTCAAGAAGCATATCCTCATCAATTCTACAAGCCAGATCACGTTCGTACAGAACACTTTGATGGTAGCCGCGAGATCATGGCTTACTTCGATACTCCTATCGATCACAAGCGTACGAACCTCGACGCTGAACTCAAGGAATTCCTTGAAAAGAATCCGAAAGCAAAGGCTAACGAGATTTTGGCATTCGTCAAAGATCCGAACAATGGCCTACTAAAAGATTACTCGAAGCGCTATCTCTCTGAGGACTATATGTTCTGTCAGTGGGTTCGCAACGCTGGTATGCATGTATGGCTCTGCCCATGGATGGAACTGAAGCACGTTGGTTCGTATGTATTTGGTGGTTCTCTACCAGATATCGCACGTATCGGTGCTGCAGCAACTGCAGATCCTTCTGCACTTGGTAAAAACAAATAAGTGTACAATTAATACTAACCTTGGTATATTGAATATTCCGAACATATGGAGATTTATTATGAAATTAGATAATGATACGTTGCAAGTACTCAAGAACTTCTCGGCTATTAACAAGAACATTATGTTCAAGCCTGGAAATGTGATCCGTACTATTTCGAGTACAAAATCTGTTCTTGCGAAAGCAACAATTAAACAAGAATTCGACAAGGGTTTTGCCGTATACGACCTCTCACGGTTTATCGGTACTCTTTCCTTGTTTAATGATCCTGAGATTGAAATCAAGGATTCTTACGTCGAACTCATCGAAGGCAACAACAAGTTTCAGTACGCTGTCACTGATCCTTCGCTGATCATCGTTCCACCAGATCGTGAGATTGAATTGCCAAATCCTGAAGTCAACTGCTTGATTTCAGAAGAAGCACTCAATCGAGTGATGAAGGCTCTGGCAGTTTCTCAGCTACCTGAAATCGCCATCGTTGGTAAGAACGGTAAGATCTTGCTTCAAGCTGTCGATACTCGTGGCACTAGCAACGACTCGTTCAGCGTAGAAGTTGGTGAGACTGAAGCTCGCTTCCGCATGGTATTCCGTTCGGATTGTATGAAGCTGATTCCAGGTTCTTATGACGTATCGATCTCTTCGAAGGGCCTCAGCCACTGGAAGGGTGCAACAGTAGAATATTGGATTGCTGTTGAATCCAACTCCTCGTTCGAGGCTTAATTGTGAATGCTGGTCACTAAGCCAGAGTCCGTGGATGCAAAGCTTCGCGACGGAATGCTGGTCACTAAGCCAGAGTCCGTGGATGTAAAGCGTCGCGACGGACATGTTTTTGTGACGGAGATATATTATGCTTGAAGATTTTTTGTGGGTCGAGAAGTATCGCCCAAAGACCGTGTCCGACACTATCCTGACTGACGAACTCAAGAAAACATTTCAACAGTTCGTAGATCAGAAGAACATTCCTAATCTCATTCTCTCTGGCACCGCAGGCGTTGGTAAGACGACTGTGGCCAAAGCCATGTGTGAAGAGCTTGGATGTGACTACATCGTTATCAACGGCTCGATGAATGGTAACATCGACATGCTGCGTAACGACATCTCTCAGTTTGCTAGCTCTGTGTCTCTGATGGGTGGCAGAAAGATGGTGATCCTCGATGAGGCCGACTATCTCAATCCTCAGTCCACTCAGCCAGCTCTACGTAACTTTATGGAGGAATTCAGTGCAAATTGTGGATTCATTCTTACTTGTAATTTTGTCGATCGGATTATTGAGCCGCTCCATTCTCGATGCTCGGTTATCAAATTTAAGATTCCTAAGTCAGAACTCCCATCTCTTGCCAAACAATTTATGCAACGAGTATGTGGAATCCTCGAGACTGAATCGGTTTCTTATGAAAAAGCGGTCGTTGCTGAAGTCATCAAGACACACTTTCCAGATTGGCGCCGTGTTATTAACGAGCTCCAACGCTATAGCGCTACTGGCGGCATTGACACTGGGATTCTTAGGAATTTCTCGGATTCTGCTCTTGCCAAGCTGATCGGTTACATGAAGGATAAGAACTTCACAGCCGTTCGTAAGTGGCTTGGAGAGTCTGACATTGAACCTACCGAATTCTTCCGTGCCTTCTTCGATAAGGCCGAAGATCATATTGCCAAGGGTAGTATGCCTCAGCTGGTACTGCATCTCGCAAAGTACCAGTATCAAAATGCCTTCGCTGCGGATCCTGAGATCAACCTCATGGCATGTCTGACCGAGATCATGGCCGACTGTGAGTTTCTGTGATTTGGAAAAAGAAAACCTGCCCAGTCTGTGAGGATAAGTATCCTAAGGCTGCTCGATTTCATGAGCTCCGTTTAGAAACTTTAGACGGTACTCATGAACTTGAGATATGTGAAAAATGTGCAGACTTCTTTGATAAGTCTGCTGAAGTGATTATGAAAGGACGCAGCGATGAAGGCATTCGACTTCGTGACATCGATCAACTCGACCAAGAAGAACCTGATGAAAGGTACGGAGAATGATACACTCGCCGAGAAGACTTACAGTCCTTGGCTAACGAATCGTTCTCTATCCTACTTTGCGGATAGTATCCATGCCGCAAACATGATGAACTGCAATCACCACCTCGATAACAAACTCCAATATTCTTTTTTGATAAATATCATACGACCTAGCAAACGCTTTGCGAAGTGGGTGAAAAAAGAAAAGGATGGAGATCTCGAAGCGGTTGCAGAGTATTACGGTTATAACCGCCGTG